TACTTTACCGAATGCCGAGAGAGGTGTACCCGTCTCATACAAACGATATCGCGATGGTCCTAAGACCTGCCGACGCTCCGCCTCACTCAACATCCGGAACTGCTCTTCCTTGTCCGGCATCTCTTCCGGTTCGTCGAAGCTGCCTGGCGGCAATCCTGCAAGTTCCGCGTACGTTGGGCAAATTGGAATCACCGTACATCTACAGTTTGGATGCGAAGGTACAACATCTGCAACTGGATTCGGATCGCCGTGCAGTGACCAGCACACAGGACACACGTTCACATCACCAGCTGAGATGCGGCGCCAGCCACGCACGATGCTCAGATTCGCCTCGAAAGTCTGTCGCTGTGCTTCTCTGTTGGCACGAATCATCTCTGTTCGTGCGATGGTAGCAGCTCGTGAAGGAGCGAGAGTTTCGTACGTCCTCGACATCCTTCTTGCGACCTGGAGGGGATTGAGACCCTGTGCGATTCCGATGGTGACATGGTCCAAAGCAAATGGACCGATGGCATCGAACAGCACTCCGAGTGGTGAGCCGTCAGCCGCAAAGCCTACGACGTTCGTGATTGCTTCCACAGGGAGCCGGTTCCACATCAGATCAGCGGTGAGACTCACGGACTGAGGGACACCAGCGACTGCTCGCACCAGGTCCTCCTGAATGTCCAGAGACAACTGTATGGCGCGTCGTTGACCGCCTGTTGCGATGTCGGTCGCCTGTGGCGCCCATCGTGCGACTTCATCAGCCATCTGGACATTGAGCGCCTCGAGGCGGAGCATGTACTCGGAGAGACCACTGATGTCCTCACCTGCTGCCTGTGCTTCCTCGATGGCGGCTGTCACCGCTTCCAGGCGCTTGAGGTTGTCAGCCTGGAGAACACCGTACGTCCTGCTCATCTCGGAGAGAGCAGCGTTCTCACGATATCGGAGCTTATTCCTGTAGCTCTCGTTTACCTGATAGATGTCAGCCATCGGTGTCGGTCAACTCGTATCCGTAGTATGGATGATAGGACTTGCCGTTCTCCTTCGGCGCCATGCGCTTCAGGATCTCTTTGCGCGCAGCTGTTGACCATCTGTAGCCAGCATCGCCACCCCATGCGGCCCATGCCACACGACCAGCGGACGGATAGCCATCCTCGCCTAATCGGAATCCTTCAGCCTGTTTGTCTACTTCGTGACGTCGAAAGAATGAGTACATCCGAAGGACAGTCGACTCGGACAACTTGTCACCATTGATGATCTGATTCGCTCTCGCCCATGCCACGGCTGTGCCGCCATCACGACCAGCATCACGCCACTCGATGGCGCGTTGTGCTTCTTCCTTCATCTCTTTGGAGGGAAAGAACTTCAGTCCTGGTTCAGATGCATCATCGAATGCCTTCGTCTCTTCCTGGCGCACCGTGACAGGCAACAGACCGAGGTGCTGGATGCTGTTTAGACCAACAGCCTGGAGTGCAGCCTCTGGTTCAAATCCAGCACGAATCAATGCACCGGCAGCGCCGACCAGCTTCGCAGTCTCATCGGCAGTTCGAGCTGTCGAGACTGGCGCAGCATCAGGGACCAGAAGTTCCTGCGCGCCGATCTGCACAGGGACAGCGGTTGGATGGTAATAACCGAGGTCATCATCCGAAGGAGTCACACCAGCGACACGCTTCGCGGTTGCAAGATCGATGATGCCACTCTTGTAGAGTCGCTCCGCTCTCTCTGCGTCCTCATTGAGGTCAGCCTGAAGTGACGGAACATTCGACACATCAAACTCCAAGTAGTCGCCGGGCTGTGTCTGCTCGTAGTCTGGAAGCAACGCGATGGTCAGCGCTTCGCTCATCTGACGCATCAACGGAATCATCCCGTCAGTCCACGCCGATCGTGTCGCTTGCTCGAGGTTCGAGTATGTTGCGCGCTCGAGTCCACTGCCGAGTTGAAGGACCAGCGGATTGAGACCAAGAGCTGCACACACGCGCTCCTCCGGTGTGCGCCGAATCTCATCGAACGCCATCTCGGATGGTTTGTGTGAGACCTGCTCGACCTTGAATGGACCAGTCATCACTAACACGCTGCCGGCATTGTCGCC